TCTCTATCGTGTGTATACCAATCACAATCCAGGCATACAGCTCCTGTCATCTTCAGACGACAAGAGCCATTGCATTTAGGACACTTCATTAAACTATCTCTTTTACAACGAACACACAAGTAGGTGCTCCAAGCTCTTTATTTAAAGCTTTAGCCATTATTTGTGCAATATTTTTGTTAGGGAATACTCCCCAAGAGAAAGTATCTTTGAAAGCTTCATCTTTAGGATTAAAAGCTCTTACTTCATGTGTGTAATCAAACATATGTTCTACAGTTTATGTTATATAATACAATAGAACGTAATCTATTGAATGTCAAATTGTGCGATAAAAGGGTGAATATGATGTGGTAAGCACGCAAACAAACACTTTATGTGTTAGAGATTGCCCACCCATACCGCTCACCCTCTATATAAGGTACAATGTTAAAACAATAGTCCCAAAGGGACTACTGTTTGATGGTAACCTTACCATCTTTCAACCATGTTGCGAGCTCATCAGGCATACCTTCCTGATTAGCATTGAACAACTGTACTTGCTTCTTTAGCTCGGTAGAGCCAGAAGCTTTCTGAGTTCTCTCAGTTTTTACCCAACCGCTGTCAAAGACAGTAGTGTTGGTAACATCAAGCTTTTGCTTGGTAAATTTTGCAAAATCCATAGGATTGAAATTAAATTAGACTGTGTCTCACTTTTGGGGGGAGACTCGAAACCCCAAAACAAGGCGGGGTGTATTTCTGAGGAGGTCTACACGCTCAAAGATTCCCTGCAAAAAATTTTTTTACTAGAATTTTATTTTTAACTTTGCAAAAGAAGCACACATAGTGTATCACCCTAGAGGACCGGAAGGGCAGTATAGGGTCAGACGTTGGATTGTAGTTCCTAAATAAGGAATAGAGTTTTCTCCAATAGCTTCTAAAAGAAAGGATATAGCGTTAGTTAGGATAGAATGCACACAGGTATGTGCGGTGAATCAACACCAGTTTTATTATCCTTTGGTCTCATTTGAGAAGCACTGCTAAACGTAAAGTTCCAATCGAAAAGATCAAATCTCAAGGGGGAACCTATATCTAATTGAAAAATCTTTTAAACAGTTTGGATTTGTAAGAAAATCTTTTATATCTTTGTGAAAACAAAAACTAAAAGAATGAACTTTAAACCAAATGGAAATTGGGTAGTACTACCTAATCCAGCTAAAAGAAAAACAGAGTCAGGAATTATTCTAGATGACGCTACTGTTAATAAATTAAAAACTAACATTTTAAAAGTATTAGCTGTAGGGCCTAATTGCATGTTTGCTAAAGAAGGTGACACTATAATGATTGACCCTAGAGGAGAAGGTGTTATGGTAGAAATTGAAGAAACAGAATATGTAATGGTAATGGAGCAACAAATCTTAGGGATAATGTAATGGAATTGTATTGCGAAAAGTGCGACAATAAAGTAGAGGTTACTACGTTTACTATGAAGATAGTAAATGAAAAGATAGTTAAGTCAGAATCTATCTGCAATTGTGGAGAACAAATGCAAGATGTATCTAAATATGAAGGCCTTGGCGGTATTATTAAAAAGCCAGGTGGGACTGTTTCTAAGAAGTTTTAAAATGAAAGGAACAGTTACAATAAGTTTAGGTGATTATGAAAAACTTAAAGATTCTTCTAAAGTCGCGCAAGAGATAGAATCTTCTACTCGTAAAGCTGCAAAAGAATTACAAGTATTTTTAAGTTTTTTATGTACTCGAAGTTCTATAGAAGAGCATGTAGACGAGTTTAACAGGCAGTCTAAGCTGTCTGAAATTGCTGTTATAAATGGTGTAGCTCGTATAAAATTTAAAGATGATAAGAACTAAATTTGCAACTAGCAAAGTATATGACTGGGTATCAATGATGATAGAATTTGAAGATAAATTAACATTGTGGTGTAGTGAAAATACTAATGCAACCTATGAAATGGATGTCTATGTAGGAGAAGGAGAATATTATTTAATAGTAACAGTAGAAAGTGATGAAACAGATAACAATACCAATAAACTCGAATTATAAATACCTACAATTTTGGAATGGTGTTTTTAATATGACTCCTAAAGAACTTGATATTTTAAATTTATTTCTAACTTGCGCAGATAGTTATGAAGACTTGTGCACCTTAGATAATAAAAAATGTGTAGCAGAAGCTTTAGGGTTTAAAGATAAAAATACTCTTAATAACTACATTAAAAAGTTAAAAGATAAGAACGTGTTTATATTTAAAAACGGATCTTATTCATTAAACAAATTTTTAAATCCAAAAAATGGAAGCATTCAAATATCTTTATCATGGAGATAATATTGATTTACTTACATCAGGCTATGTTGTTACAGAGTTTTTACTAAATTCTCAATATATATTAGTACTACAAGATGAAAAAGGAAAAGTAGTAGAAATATCACACACAAGCCTTAAAGATTATGAGTAATATAGAAAAACTAATCCAAATAGAAAAAGATGTCTGAAGAAGAAAAACCAAAGTTGCCTAGCTTTGCTACAATGGCAAAAAACTTTGCAACAGATTTAGCAAAATATATAAAAGAAGGGGCGCCTAATGTTTCTGCTGAAAATTATGAAGCTAGATTAGAAGAATGTAAAAAATGTCCTCTTTTAATTAAATCTACTATGAGATGCGGAAAATGTGGATGTTTAATCGAGCACAAAGCTAGGTGGAAAACAACTAACTGTCCAGATAAGCCAAGTAGATGGAAACCAGAAATAATGATTACTAGACGTGAGCACGAGCAAAAAAGAAATAATACAACGTATAGCGACGAAACATAATTTACCTTTAAGTAAAATTGAAGAGATTGTAAACTATCAGTTTAAGTTTGTAGCAGACATTATTAAGAAAGGTAATTTTGAATCAGTAAGATTGCCATATTTTGGTAAATTTTCTGTAAAAGCTGGAAGACTAAAGCATATACAAAACAAAAAAGATGGAATTATTAATAGTAAGTAATGATGCGGTAATAGCATCTCCATATGTGTTAACAATTAAAGAGTTTGCAGAGATTTCTAAGAAAAAACAAGAAATAGCTGTAAAAGAATTGTCATATGTGTATCATATGTGCGATCATAACTCTCCATTTGCTGTATATGACGCAAAAGAAAAAGAAGAGCATGTTATTAATAGTATATTTAAAACAAAGTGGTCTCCTGATACAAAAGTAAAGGCAGCATGCAATAAATATGTAGAATTAAAAGAAACACACGCAATAAAACTTCTAAAAGCTGCAAGATCTGCAGTAAATAAGCTAAAAAATTATTTTGAGATTGTAGATTTAACTGATATTGATGATAATGGTCGGCCTATCTATCAAGCAAAAGATTTAGTTGCTAATTTATCTAAAATGGCAGATGTTGTTAACGGATTAAGCAAATTAGAAGACTTAGTTAAAAAAGAACAACAAACTTTATCTGCAAACAGAGGAGGAGTTGTAGTAAATAAATATAGTCAGTAATGGATTTTTTAGAAGGATTAGAAGAATACAATAATGCAATGGATAATGCGTATCAAGTTGTTACAAAGAAAAAAGATTTAAATATATTATACAAAGAGCTTAACGATAGCGACAAAGATTACTTTTCTTTGCCTTTTAATTTTTCTAACGTCCCTTCTGTAATAGATATGCTTATAGAGCACTACGAATCTTTAGAAGATTCAGATAAATGCGTCAAATTAAAAAAAATCTTACATGTTTACAAAAACTGACGAGTTTAGAAAAGCTGCTTTAGAGTATATGGACTCCGGCTTATATACAAGAGCTTTGCCAGGAACTAAAGACTATTATGAGTACTGGGATAATCAAAGACATAGATGTATTTACGGTTATACTGTAGGAGATATTACAATTACAGGAAATCATTATTTTTATTTAAATTTTTGTCCTATAGACAGATCTGTTGAAGAGGTATTGCCAGATGGCATTGTATTAGCTAAACGTGAGCGTACTTTTCCTGCATTTTATGATGGAGATTTTAAATATTTTACAGCAGTAGATACATGTAGAAAGTCTAACAGACATATGACAGTTTTAAAAGCTCGTCGTAAAGGATATTCTTATAAAGCTGCAGCAATGCTAGCTCGTAACTATTTTTTAGTACGTAATAGTAAAAATTATGTATTTGCAGGACAAAAAGAATATTTAATTGGTGATGGACTTTTATCTAAAGCTTGGGAAATACTATCATTTGTAGATAACAACACTGCATGGACTCAGCCTCGTCTAAAAGACAGAGAGATGAATAAAATGTCAGGATATAAGAAAAATGTAAACGGTGCTGATGTTGAACTAGGTATGAAATCTATGATTATGGGCGTGTCTCTAAAAGATAACCCAGATAAAGTGCGTGGTAAAGCAGGAGAGCTTATTTTCTTTGAAGAAGCCGGTGCATTTCCAGGATTACTAAAAGCTTGGGAAGTTGCTATGCCTACAATGCGTCAAGGTGCAAATACTCTTGGAACAATGATAGCATTTGGTACAGGTGGTACAGAGGGAGCTGATTTTGAAGGAATGGAAGAACTATTTTACAATCCTGACTCGTATGACTGCTTAGCATTTGAAAATGTGTGGGATGCAGGAGCACGAGGAACATATTGCGGTCATTTTGTACCTATTTATGAAAATTTAGAAGGATTTATAGATAAAGATGGTAATTCCAGCATGGATAGTGCGATTGCTTTTGAAGAAGAGAACAGAGTAAAGAAAAAAGGGACAAATGACCCTAAAGCACTTGATCAGTATATTGCAGAGCATCCTATGAATCCAAGAGAGGCTACATTGCAAATTTCTGCTAACTTATTTGACATAGCTTCGTTACAAGAGCACTACAACAATGTAAAAGTTAACAAACTTAATAAAATAGGTACTGCAGGTAAGTTATATTTTGGAAAAGATAATAAAATTGAATTTAGACTTGACGGAGACGCAAAACCTATAATAAGGTATCCGCATAGAAAAGAAGATGACTTAAATGGAGCAATTGTAATATATGAAGCTCCCTATAAAAACGAAAAACAGCAAGTACCTGTTAATTTGTATATCATATGTCATGATCCATATGGGCAAAATCAATCTGCAGACTCTTCTTCTTTAGGATCTTGCTATGTTCTTAAAAGAGTTAACAATATATCAAGGCCAGATGACATGATTGTAGCATCTTATGTAGGAAGGCCGCATAGTCAAGACGAATACAATAGAAACATGTTTATGCTTGCAGATTATTATAATGCAAAGATAGGTTTTGAGAATGATCGTGGTGAAGTTATTGCATATGCTAGAAGACACAGAAAACTTAATAGATTACAGGAAGAGTTTGAAATGCTTGACAAAAAAGATCTAAGAAGTAAAACTGTAAAGCGTCAGTATGGTATGCACACTACAGAAGCTAGAAAACGACAGGGTGAGCTATATATACGTGATTGGCTTAACACTGTAAGAAGTAAAAATGAAGACGGGTCACAAGTTTTAAACATGCACAAGATATATGACTTAGCTTTACTGCAAGAGCTTATAAAGTTTAACCATATGGGTAACTTTGACCGCGTAATGTCATTAATGGTAGGCATGTATCATACTAGAGAGTTGTATAATGCTGAAGTTAAAGAGACTTTAGAAGACGCAGCTGCATCCAAATGGTTTGATCAAAATTATTATTAGTGTTATACTATAAGGTAATGCTAAAAATTTATAGAGGCAGTGCACTATAAATTATTAATTCGTATTTTTGAAAATTATGTACAAAGGAGAAGATAACATACCACAACAGCGTTTACCGCTAAGTAAAAAAACTAAAGACTGGAAACAAGAATGTATAGAAGCATTTATAAATATTTCCTCTCATGGTACAAGCGAGCGTAAAGATTATTTAAGAACTTTATACGATTATTATAATGGTGTGATTGAAGAGTCAGACTATCGCTATGTATTAAAGCCTTATGGTAAAGCTCGTAAGAACTTTCCTTCTAAGATGCGTAATTATCCTATTATTAAACCTATTATTGATCTTCTTTTAGGTGAGAAATCTAAACGTCCTCTTAATTACACTGTTACTGTTAAAAATGCAGATACTGTTACTAATAAAGAGTTAGCAAAACAACAAACTTTGTACCAGTTAATGGAGAAGATGTTTGTTAATAGGTTAAACGAGCAGGGGATGGAAACAGGAGTTCCAAGCGAAGAAGTAGAACTGCCTCAGCATATCTTAGAACAATTTGAACGATCTTATGTAGATTCTAGAGCTATTCACGGTCAAAAAGCTTTGAACTATATTATGTATAGTGAAGAGATTTATGAAAAGCTAAACAAAGCTTGGTTTGACTTTTTAGTAACTGGAGAAGTGTATACACAAAGAGGGGTAAGAGGTAATGAGCCTTTTTATGATATTTTAAATCCTATTGATGTAGATTACGATAAAGATCCTGACATAGAGTTTGTTGAAGACGGTGATTGGGCACTTGTTCGTAAATTTGTGCACGCATCTACTATAATAGATCATTATTATGACGAGCTTAATGATGAACAGGTTTTAAAATTAGAAAATCCTGAAAATCACGACATGCATTCGTTTTTAGCATTTAGACCTGAAAGTACAAATGCAGATCAGAATGTGCATAGAAGTAGACTTATAGAAGTTGTTACAGTTTACTGGAAATCTAGAAAAAGAATAGGATTTTTAGAATACATGGACCCTACAACAGGATCTGTAGAAGAAATAGAAGTAGACGAGTCATTTAGAATGCCAAAAGAATTAAAAGAGCAAGGAGCTAATTTAAATTGGATGTGGGTAAATGAAGTGTGGGAAGGAACAAGAATTGATGGTGATATTTATGTAAAAATGAATCCTATTCAAAATCAAAGAGTTTCATTAGACAATCCATCTCTTTGTAAGCTGCCTATAAACGGTAGAAAATATTCTGATAGAAATGCACGAAACATATCATTAGTATCTCTTGGTATTCCTTACCAATTGAATTATAATATTTATAAATATAGATTAGAACTAGCAATAGCTAGAAGTAAAGATATAATAGCACAATTTGACATAAACATGATACCTAAAAAGTGGGACATGGATAAATTTATGTACTACGTAGAAGGAACTGGAATTGCCTGGGTAGATTACAACAAAGAAGGTGTAACACTATCCCCGCAACACCAGTCTGTGCTAGATATGTCTATAAAAACTATTGAGCAGTATATTGTACTACTTAATTCTATTATGGAAGAGTGGGAAAAGCTATCTGGTGTAAATAGACAACGTCAAGGACAAGTTGGAAGTTACGAAGGTAAGGCTACGTCTCAACAAGCTATTGTACAGTCATCTCATATTACAGAAGACCTGTTTCGTAAGTTTGGAAGATTAGAGCAAAGAGATTTACAAGCATTAATAGACTATTCTAAAGAGGCGTGGATTAATGGTAAAAAATCTATGTACGTTATGGCTGATGGTGTGCAAGAGTTTTTAAGTTTAGATTCTATGGAGCATATGGAGTCAGAGTACGGCATATTTGTGTCTGATTCTGGTAAAGACCAAGATAAATTAGAGGCTATTAAGCAGCTATCACAGTCTATGGTACAAAACGGGGTGCCAGCATCTACTATAGCAGAGATGTTTGATGCAGAAAGCTTTACAGAGATTAAAACTAAAATATCATCAGCTGAGAAACAAATGCAAGAACTGCAGCAACAACAACAAGAAGCTGAACAACAAATGCAACAAGCTCAACTACAACAGCAACAAGCTGAAGTAGAGAATGAGAACATGAATAAAGAAAAAGATCGTGAGACTGATATTGAAGTTGCAATGATACGAGCTAAGGTTGACATGATGAAAATAGATGCTCAAGTTGATAAACAACAAGGAGATCAGCTAGTAAAAGAACGTCAAACAGATATACAAGCATCAGCTGCAAATGAATCTGCTAGATCTAAACGAGGAGATGCATCTGCTAAAAGAGAAGACATGAAGTCTAAAGAAAGACAATCTGCTGCAGATAGACAATCAAAAGAAAGACAAAATAGAGAATCTTTAGCGTCACAAGAAAAGCAAGCTAAAGAAAATAAATCATCTAGCGAAAGTTGAGTTTAAATCCGATGGACATATTAAAGCAGTCTATAGTTACTAATGTACCTATGGCTGACTTGATGCAACAATCTCAAGTTGCAGAAACTCCTGAACAACAACAAGAAGGTTTACGTAATCAGCCTGAAGGTACAATAATGACATTTCCTGAATCTACTGGTAATTTTAATACAGTAGGCATGGACTATCCTATTGACATACAAAAAGTAAGTCCGCAAGGAGATTTAGTTAGGAGTTATGAAAATGTGCCCCCCGGTGTAGAAAGTCTTCCTATGGGTGACGATGTAGGAACTGTAATAGAAACGCCTGCAAATTATCAAGACGGAGGATTTGATGCGTGGAAAGAAGCATTGCCTTCTAATCTGCGAAATTCAGATACTACAACTTATAATTTAAGAGGTGCGTATGAAGCAGGACTAACTCCTACAATAGCGCCTGATGGTAAATATCATTTACAATCTGTAAATCCTAAGACGTTAGAATTTTTAAAAGCTTCTGACCATAAAAGTACAAAAGAAGAAATAGCTTGGTTTAAAAATCAAAAGAATACAAAAGCTCTTATGGGGACACCACACCCAAGTACTCATAAGATAGTAAAAGATCCTTCTGGGTATTTTGGAGAAAGGTCTCTAAAATATGTTAAAAAGCAAGAAGGTGATTTTAGTGCTGCTGTTGATAATACTAGAGTAGCACCTACTGGAATAGATTTTGAAAATACAACTCAGGAAATGTTTAATAATATGGCGTTTCAAGAAGAGTATGAAAAAAATAAACATAATGAAATGTGGTTACACGAACATGGTATACCTATACCTGATGCAGATGCTTCTCACTTAACTTTTGAAGCTATGTTTCCATATTCTAAAACTCTTAAAGCAGCTAAATGGGGAGTAACTCCAAAAACTGTAGCATTTACAAAAGAAGGAGTTAAAAAGATTCCAAAAAGCCAGGTAACTAGATTAAATAGAGTAGAGGATGCAAATATAACATCTAAAACTTTTAATAAATATGAAGATGGTAATTGGTTTTTAAATCAGCCTAATGAATTTTATGTAAATCTTACTAAACGAAATCCTAATCTTAAAGGATCTACTAAGTTAGCTCCTGATGAGGCTAAAAGATTAATTACTGCAAATGTCGATAAAGAATTAGCTAAACAATTTAATGTAGCTAGTAGCACTAATAGAGCAAAAACATTAAGTGGTGGTGCAGGAAATAAATATGTAGACACTGAGTATATTTTACCGCCTGAAATTGTAAAATCTATGAGAAGTGGCAGTGGTCCAGGATACTCAACTCATATAGGAGATTCAAAAGCAGTTATGGAACAGATGACACAGTTCTATAAACAAGAAGGAGATTTTAAAGAGGATAATATTGTAATTCAAAATGCTCAAAAAGCTGCAGAGGAAAAAAGAGATTTTAGTAGATTAAGTAAAACTTGGTTTCCTGGAGATGTAGAACCAACTAGTTTTGCTGGTAAAGTTATAGATATGCTTCCAGCTTCTGTAAAAGTAAAAGCAATAAAAACTCAAAAGTTTTTACAAGACGCTACAGGTATAAAAATACCAGGCGGAGTACCTATATGTTATGGAAACACTTGTGTACAGTCTACTTCTGAAATATTAAAAGAGTCTGGTAAGTGGGAAGGAAAGTTAGAACAAGATAATGATGCTTTTGCTAAAGATTATGCATCGCATGGTTACGAACTAGTTCAAGAAGAAAACGCTTTGCCTGGAGATATAGTGCAATTCTATAAAGGTACTTATGATAATAGAGATTATAGTCATATGGGTATACATGGTAAAGACGGTCAATACTTTAATGATGGATATTTTGATAAACCTTGGCATGAAAAAAATGAACCTACAACTGCAGAATTAATGAAAAATTCTAAAATTCCTTTAAATAATAAAGCAATAGGTAAAGTATACTATAGGTACAAAAAAGAATAAGTGTTATATAATAAAGACGCTGCTAAAATATAAGTTAAGTGTAAAACTAACTACTATATTAGTAAATTTGTAAAAACCAAAATACAATGAAAGAACCAGATAAAATACAATTAGACGACATCTCTTTTGATGATATGATCTCAGGAGAGGGTGTTACAATCGACGTTCCAGAAGTGGAACTTGACGAAGTAGAAAACAAAGTAGAAGAGGAAGTTCAGGAAGAACCTGAGCAAGAAGTAGTCGAAGAGCAAGAGGAGGAAGTTGAAGAAGAAGTTCAAGAAGAGGCAGAAGAAACAGAAGATGATACTGTAGTTTCTGAAGTGTTAGCAAAACTTGGATATGAGCTTGAAGGTGACTACGAAGATACTAGCGATGGCTTAGTAGCTCTTACAAAAGATGCAGCAGCTAAAATGGCTGAAGATAATCTTGAAGAGATATTTAATAAGTTTCCTATAATCAAAAAACATTTAGAGTACACTCTTGCGGGAGGAGATTCTAAACAGTTTATGGATACTTACGGATCTAATAACGATTATTCAACTTTGAATATTTCTAAAGAAGATACTAGAACACAAAAAGCTATTTTAGCGGAATATTTTAACGCTAAAGGACATGATAAAGATTTCATAGAAGAAACTCTTGAAGATTATGAAGATAGTGGCAAGTTGTTTGAAAGATCTGGAAGAGCAAAAGATGCTTTAGTAAAGCAGCAAGCTCAGCAAAGAGAACAATTGATTGCAAAGCAGCAAGAACAAAGACAACAGTCTGAGGCGGAGCAACAAAAATTTTGGGACGGTCTAAGCAAGACTATAGATGATTCTACAGAACTTGCAGGAGTAACCTTACCAGCTAGAGATAAAAAGAAATTTTTTGACTATATCTCTAAACCCGTGACTAAAGAAGGTCACACACAGCGAGATTTGGATCACAAAGATGCAAAGCTAGATGTTAAATTAGCAATGGATTACCTCATGTATAGAGGATTTGATTTAGAGAAAATCATAGATTCAAAAGCTAAAACTAAAAGTGCGAAGTCACTTAAAGATAAAATATCTAGATCAGGTAAGCCTCTTAAGAGTGCTAACAAAGCATCAAGAAGAAAGTCAAATGTTGATTTTGACGATTTAAGTCTCGATTTATTAACTTAGGCAATTAGTGGAAACACGACTGCATATATAACTTTTAAAAATAGATAAAAAATGGTAAATGGAACAAATATAAGCGTTCAAAAAACGTTTTATAACGATTCGCAAATGACTGACATGAACAGTCTAGCGAACGCGTTGCTTTCTAAGCCTGCTGAATTATCTCCAATCATTACTCATTTATCAGGTAAAGATGATAAACGTTTTCCACTATCTTTCTTAACTGAAGGTGTTGGTAACGTTAAGTCTATTGACCGTCTTGAGTATGAGTATCGCGTAGCGACACAACGATTGAGAACTCGTCCAGTGGCAGTAGCAATAGCAAGTGCACAAGGTGCAGGTGGTGCACCTTTTGATGTAGAATTCCCTGACAAAAATTTTGTATTTCCTTATGTATTAGTATCCCAATCAGGTGTACAAGCTCGTATTATGAAAGAGCCAGTACCAAGTGGATCTAACTGGAAGTATACTCTACAATTAGTTAACCCATCAACTACCGCAACTATGCCAGCGGCAGATGTAGCAGTAGGAGCATTATTTGCTTCTATGTATGCGCCAGTAGGAGTTGACTTCTCTCGTGGTAATGCATCTAACTGGGAAACTCCTGGTTTAGTTCGTAACAAATTAACTACAGTTCGTAAGTCTTACCACATGTCTGGTAACGCTAAAGATTTTGTAGCAGAATTCTCGTTACCAACTAAAGGTGGATCTACAACTAAATTGTGGATGGACTATGAAGAGTATTTACACATGCTTGACTTTAAAGAAGAGTGTGAAATGTACTACTGGTACGGTAACAAATCTTACGATTCTAACGGGCACACTCACATGAAAGATGAGAATGGTCAGCCTGTAATTGTTGGTCCTGGGTTATTACAGCAAGTTATCAATAAAGATACTTACTCTACAATGACTGAGACTAAATTAAAGAATATTATTGGTGACTTGTTCTACGGAATGACTGATGCTTCTGCTAAGCAAGTTACATTATACACTGGTACCGGTGGTGCTCGTGAATTCGATGAAGCACTTAAGAGTCACTTTGGTGGTGCTACTAACACTTGGAAAGTTTCAAGTGGAGACAGTCGCTTTATCACAGGATCTGGTCGTAACTTAGGTTTGACTGGATACTTTAACTCGTATGAGCATGTAGATGGTCACGTAATCAATGTGGTAAAATTACCATTATTTGATCACGGTGCTGTTGCACAAGCTCGTGCAAAACACCCAGTAACAGGTTACTCACTTGAGTCTTACCGTATGGTATTTGTTGATCAATCTAATTACGATGGTCAAAATAACCTACAAATGATCTCTAAGAAAGGTCGTGAGATGATGAGATGGTGTGTAGCAGGTTCTGTAGTTCCTCGTGGGTTTGACGCTAGTTCTTCTAGAGCATCCGACGTGGACGGTGCATCCATACACATGTTGAAAACAGCAGGTATTGCGCTTAAGCGTTTTGATACTTCGCTTGACATCACGTGTGTGGCTTCGTAACAGGCAATTCGTTGCGGTTCACATATATTGGTTTTTGGTTAGGTTGTGGGGGAGTGATCCCCCACTCCTTTAACTAAATTAATTATAGGAGAGTTATACTTTACATCCAACTAATTAAAACTTTAAAAGTACTAGATTATGAGTAAAAAAGTATTTATACGGCGTAGAGAGATTAATAATCATCTACCAAAAGCAGTAAGAGCTGAGGCTGTAATGAAACTCAGTAGTGTGTATGTGAATAGACAACCTTTGAAAGGAATAACTCCTAAAGAAGAAAAAGAATTAATGACAGAATTATTAGATGTAAGCCCTGAACATGTTGATTGGCCTCGTCATTCTAAAAAATTCTGGGCAGAAATGACAATACCTGTAGGATTTACAGGAGTTGAATTAGAAATTGGAGTAGATGAAAATGGATCGCCAATTAGTATTATGGATTACCTTAAATACAAATTTGCACTTAAACATCCTCACGTAGCTTTGACAAAAGAAGAAATGGATGAAGACTTTGCAAAAAAATTCTATATCCAGGATTTAACTAGAGAAGATAAAGTTAAAAATACTGCAATTCAATTTAAGAAAGATGCTGATAAAGAGTTTATTAAACTTGCATCTAATCCTAAGAGCATGAAACGAGTATTAAGACTTTTATCTAATATAAATCCAGACAGAATGACTGAGGAGCAAATAGAGAACTCTCTATATGAACTTAAGAATTCTAAGACTAAACAGTTCTTAAAAATTGCAAAAGATAAGAACTTAGAAGTAAAAGCTGAAATTGAAGAAATGGTAACAGCAAGTGTTCTTCGTAAAATTGGAAACCAAATTATCTTTATTGATGAGGTACTTGGTGAAACAATAGATGACACTGTGGTGTTCTTAAAAGATAAAAAGAATTCAGGAACTTTGACAATTCTTAGAGCAAAGCTTAAAGAGTTGGCATTATAATGGAATAATAGGTTAATGAATATACAAAAAATGCATATAGCTGTACAGCAAGGAGTGGATAAGATTAATTCACTCCAAGCTGACAGTTTATTAACTCAAGAAATAGATTTAGAACTTAACAAGTCTATAATGCGTTTTGTAAACCTCAAATACGGTAGAAATAATATGTACCAACAAGGATTTGAGCAGTCACAAAAACGTATTGATGATTTACGTAGTTTAGTGTCTAGTTCAGAGGATTTTGTATTTTTTAAAGAGCGTAGAGTTTTAAGTAATAATTTTGGAAATAAATTTGATCTATTATATGTTGACAAGTTTGTGTTGCCTAATAATTATTTATATCATATAAATAGTTATTGTAATGTGTTGCAAAATCCAAGCTGTGATAGAAGCGTTAAATTTAAGTTAGAGCGTATTTCTGAGTTCAAAATGGTATTTTCATTTAAACTTTCACAATTAAGAATTGTACACTTGAGGCCAAATGCTTCAGAAATAATATATCTACATGGGTGGATTCCTAGGATAGATATAATTGGAGGAATGACTCCTAGTACTGCAGATGGTGAAATTGATTTTTCAAATGTTGCAACTGTAGATGAAGTAGGAGGTCGTCAAGTATTTACTAAAAATTTATGGAATGCAGTTGAATATGGATATACAGATGCTGCATATCCTAATCTACCAATTAGTTCATTAGATTGGAGTTCAAGCACAGTTGAGCAAGCTTTTGAAGTTGTAGGATATAATATGGTTCCAGAAGCTACTATAGATGGTATTACAGCTGCTGGAGGATTTCTTACAGAATATCAAGCAAAAGTTTTAAAATCTTATAATTCTTTTATTCCAGATGAGGATAATTGGAGTAGAGAGCAAGCTATTATAGATAGTATTTTAGAAGCAGGTAATTCTAATCCTGGAGTAGATATTTTTTATGAAGAGTATGATGGACAAACTCAAGACGAAACATTTACTGTAGAATTAGATTTAAATATTTGGAATTTTTTAACAACTCCTGAACAAGCTGGGCAGTTTGCAGAAACTTTAAATTCTTTAGGTAAATCTGTAAATTTAGAAACAGGAGCAATTTTAAATGATACTACAGGAAGTCAAAATAGCCAAGATTTTACAAGTTTTCTTAATATTGCAGCAGATACTAGATATGAAGGGCACGTTCAGCGGACAGTTTATGGATCAGCAGGAAATCTTGTTAATTCAAATGTAGATCTTGATATAGCTAGTGCAGATGGGTTTACGGAAGCACATGCAAATTTATCCAATTTTTGGGAATTATATGAAAATCTGCCGAATGTACAAGCAGCAATGAGTGAAGCTAATATAGAAAATTTTAATAGTGGAATTGTAAACAGGCATAATTTTCCAAGTTTTAATATGTTTGAGTTTAATACTTCAGGTTTAAAAAGATATATAGTAAATGAAACTTGGACTATTTCAGATACTCTATATGAATCTGTTGATTCAATAGGTAAAGATTTTCCAGGTATTTCTAGACCTATAAAGTATATTCAGCACGATGACATTTTAGGATTAATGTATGATCCTTTTAATAAACCAACAGATAGTAGAATATTAGGTGTTTTTGACTCAAACACTATACTTGTCTACACTTTAATAAAAAATGTAACACAGGATACTGCAGATTTAGTGTCTATATTACCGTACAGTGTAAAATTAAAATATTTAAAAAAGCCTGCACAAGTAGATTATAATGCAAATATAAACTGTGACTTACCGCAACATACTCATGAAGAGATCGTTGCTATGACAGTTAGTAGTATCTTAGAGGGCATTAGTGATCCTCGATATAAGTCTCACATGAATGAGCTTATGAGAAATGAATAATAATAATTAAAATTAAAACAAAATGGCAAGACATTTGTTAATTGGGAACGGCGGAGCCGCAACCATTACTAACGGGCTAGTACCAGATACTGGAATTGTATTTCAGGCAGAAGACAATTTAGTTTTTCACGCAACAGCTGAAACGGTTATAACAAGCCCAAGCTTTAGAGTATTACAAGGTACTGCAGGAGCTAATATTGCATCACCTTGGATTAAAGGTAAAAATATAATTTCTGTTACTGGACAATTATTTGTAGATGCGGTTGCAAATACATCAACAGTTACTGCTGCAACTAACTCAACTTCAGGGGGTACTGTATCTCTTAAATTTGTAAGAAAAGGTGGAACACACGCACAATTTTTCCACATGTCTGTGGGAATATCTGCAGCTGTAACTACGGCTGATAATTTAGGTATCGCTATCTTTAATGAGTATAATTCTTTAGTTAAACCAGATTGGTTAGCTGCTGCTTGTACTGAAGCTGACGGAGTAGTAACATTCTCTGGATCTGTACCAAGCGCTACTTGGGAAGAAGGTTTAGTAGACTTTATGGTAATAGTTGAAGAAAACACTTTTGGAGCTTCAACTTTTACAGCTGCTAATAATGTAGCAACAGCAAAAGCTGGTACAGGAGTAGGCTGGGAAGTTCGTAGACTTGAAAAAGAGTTACAAGGAGTTCAACATGGTTTTTATGATAGATTAAAACTGCCTAACGCACCTGCTTTAACAGCTGTAGGATCGTCTTCGTATAGTGTTATAACTATTGTAGCTACTAAAGATGGTAGTACAACTTCTGCTATTAATGGCGTAGATAATCTTATTGAGATTAATATTGCAATGGTAGATGACGCTGTACTAGAGACTTTGCAAACTGCAATTAATGCATACTTCACTAGCATAGATTTTGCAGAGATAGATGTTACAGCGTAATTATCTTAATATACTAAGCAACTAAGGGGCTGGTCCCCTTAGTAGCTTTTTTATAATTTTTAAAAAACTCTTTTCGCATGGCTATATTAAGCGTGTTAGAATCTTCTGATTCTGATGTTATACTAATAAAATACAGTCTTATAAACGAGACTTTTAGTAGCATTAAAGTATTTGGAAATCCTGTTACAGCAGGGCAAGGGGTACAAGTTGTAGGCCCTTTGAATACAAACCATAGTGGTGCTACTAACATAAATGGAACGTTTACTCTAACTGTTCCAATTTCAACATTTACAACTAATAGTTTATCGTGGAAAGGTGTTTACATGTTTGAACTAAATACACTTTCAAGTGGCGCGGCAGTTAGCTCATACGGATCTGTTTTACTAGGAAAAGTAATAGATTGTTGTATAGCTGATAAAATGTATACAGCTGTAGATTGCGACTGTACAGATGATAAATGCAATGAAAGCTTATTAGATGCACAAAAAATGTTTTTATTTAAACAATCTGCAGAGTTTGCTTTAAAAAGTTTAAACAATGCGGATGGCCCTGATTCATTAACTTCTCAAGCAGTTATTCAGGACGCTCAAAAAAAATATGATAAAGCTGTAGAGCTTTGTTCAACCGGATGCGGATGTGGAGGTTCAAGTTCAGGTTCAAACTCTGTATCTTCAGGGTCAGGAGGATACTAATATAAAAACTATATAAAAAATGGCTACGTATCAATACGGCGGAATATTTATAACAACACAGAATGATACCCTTCGTGTAAGAATAGAAACTACAGACAACACTCAAACTAATGCGCACGAAGCAGTAGCTATTAGTATTTCAGGAACATCTCTAAAACCAGTAAAAGAAATTTCTTTTACAAGTAATAAGAATAGAGTAACTGAAATAAATTTTTCAGTTAATAATATATTAGACGGTCTTAGAATTCCTTATGAGCCTAACGATCCTGCAAAAGCAACTTTATTAAATAATCAAAATTTAAAAGTTGGAATATTTTTTAATGCTGGAGCAATTAACTTGGTTCTTGATGTTAAGTTAAATAAT